AAGGACGTACAGAGTAATCTCCAGATTCGTCATAAGTTCTACGAGCAAGTGTCTCACCAATAACAGAATATTCTGTGTTTCTTGCTTTCTCCTGTATGACACCCAAGTCAGTACGAAGAAGTTCGATGAAGTTTGCATCATCAGTAGATGTTAAAGAAAGTTTTGCAAGTGTCAAAGTTAGTTTTAAACGATGAGCACCCTTTGCATTTAAGTTTGTTGAACCTTGTGCATTATCCAAAAGAGTTGAATCTTCTTCTGGAGTCTCTAAGGTTTCTGTAACTGTAAGTCCAACACGATAGGAAGGTCTATCAGTATACTTGTCTAGAATAAGTCTTTGTTTTGCAACCTTAACAAAATGTCCACGAACAAAGTAAACACCCTCTTCAATATTTGCAGAAGAACCTGTTGCGGTTGCATCAGTTGCTTGAAGGGTTGCAGAGTCAATACCAGAACCAAAAGAACCAACAATACTATCTGCATGAATGTTTTCGCCATCTGCAAATACTGTTGTTACGTTATCAGTACCACTATTTACATACTTAACATATAGTGTAATAGGGTCTGTTGTAGTTGCAGAGACTGCCTCGACAACTTCAGCGACAACACCACTAGTCCTACCAGTAATTCTTGTACCAACATAACTCTGAAGTTGTTCAGATATATCTGAACCAGAGATAGTGGATTGAAGTTTTACTGCATAGTATTCTTTAGTAAAACCAGTTGCGCCTGGGATTACCACTGTTCCTTCTTTGAACATATGACGACCAAATCTTTCGACTTGGTTCTGCATAATACTTTGGAGTTGTGTCAGTTCACGAGCTTGTACTGAGAAGCCAGGGCGAAACAACACCCTATGAAAATTCTTGTCCTCAGTAAAGTCATCGTAGTATGGACTGACATTTAGGTTTGTCTTTTCCATGTTTTAGAATTCCACTACAATTTTAATATCTTCTGTTTGGTCTGATGCCCTTGAAATTGGGCGTCTGTTTTCGACATACAAGATGTCTCCACTATCTGCTTCAAGTTCTGGGTTTGCATAACCACTTGTAAATGTTAATGTTGAACCACCAGACAGTGTTACTGTTTGAGATGATGTTGCTGATGGTGTTGCAGCTGCATTAGAAGATGCACCTGTTATAGTATTTGCACCACTGAAAGCAACTGTGTTACCTGTAGAATCAATACCATAATTAGTATATTGTTCTTGTAGATAATATAGAATATTATTTGCAGCATCCCATTCAACAACTCTTCCTACTGCACCAGTAGTAGATTGTGTAATTTTTTCGTCAATCTCATATGCAGTTGAAGGTGCAGATGCCATTTTAATTGAATACGTTTGTCTACGAGTAGATGCACTTGAAATTGTTGTTGTACCAAAATTGAAAGGGTCTTTAACAATACCAACTTCTCTGAAGTCGTTTGCAACTGTCAAGTCATCACCTTCTGCTTGTTCTAGTTTTACATTCATCATCACAAAGTGTCCACACAATTCTCTAGGAGCATCTTTACCATGTCCACCCTTTGGTGAAAGAATTGGTTGTACTGCACCGCCTGAACCAGAACCCATAGAACCAGAAGTTGTTAGTCCTGTATTAGTATAAACATTAGTTAAGTCAACCACTGCAAATGTATAATCAGTTCCTGCCGCATACATGTTTGTTCCTGTAGAACCTTGTCTTTGAATTGCACCACCGTTAACTACAATCTTAACAACACCATTTGCACCATCACCATCAACTGGTGAATAGTAAGTTCCATCTGTATATCCAGAACCAGCAGTTACTCTAACAGTATCTAATGCACCATTAACTGCAGCTGCAGTTACAGAACTATCTGTTGTTACTGGAAGAAAGTCTGAAGTTAAAAACTTCTGTACTTCTGAAGTTGTAAGTTTGAACATATATTGAAGTGTATATCCACCCAATTCAAATGGGCCTGTAACTTCAGATGTAGGTTCTGCACCACTATATGCAACACCATTGTTATTGTCAAGTACTTTATATACTCTGTAATCAGAAGTCATAAAGTAAAATGTAGAATTTGATAAGTTTGATGCACCACTAGTTGTCGTATTTGTACTACTAATGTCGTGTTCGTACATATCGTAAGTAGTATTGTTTGCCCAGTTCCTACGAGGAATAACAAAAGAAACATCAGAAGAAGAAATCAATTTAGCAGCAAGCATTGAGTCCCACTTATAAAATTCTGTTGTTATATCATCTTGAGGAGTTGGGGGTGCATTGTCTGAACCACCAGATGTTGTCGTTGTAAAGGGTGAACTCTTACCTATGAATAGGTAGTAAGTAGATGCACTTGCTTCTGAGAACGATTCTTGAAACTGTTCTGCATTGTGCAATCTAAATTTTTCTGTAATAATCGCTGCCATTTTATTCTTCCATTTTCCTTATATACTTATTTAGTACTTTACGATAACGATACCAGAACCGCCTGAGCCGCCATTACTGTTATCACCACCACCGCCGCCACCACCACGGTTTGCTACACCATCGTGTCCATGATATGCATTGGTTACAGCGTGTGGAGATCTAGCAGATGCACCACCGAAACCGCCACCACCTTGTCCACCTTGTCCACCAGTTATAGACCAGAGTGGGTTATCAGAACCACCACCACCGCCACCGCCGCCGCCGGCGTAATAAACTTGTGAACCAGAAATATCGTATTGTTTGCCTGCACCACCATTACCGCCTGGCGTACCTGCCGCACTGCTCGTCTGTGGATATGAGTGACCTGAAATGCCTTGTCCAGCAGTACCAGCGCCACCGCCTCCACCACCACCGCCATCGTTAGTAGTATGAACACCATAACCGCCTGGGTTTCCAAAACCGTAAGATCCAGAGTCGCCTGGTTGTTGGGGTTGAGTTGCTTGTCCAAAAGAAGGAATAGGTTGACCAGTTGGATTGCCTGGAGCACCGCCACCAGAACCACCATCATAACCTATGCCTGGAGTCCATTCGCCCGTTCTTCCACCACCTTTTGCGGTGAGTGTTCCGAATGCTGAATCTTGTCCATTAGTTGCGGCCGAACCGCCATCTGGTGATCCACTACCACCATTTCCAACAGTATAAGAAACCGAACCGCCTGGCGTTACAGGAAATGCGGGTCTATAAATTAGACCGCCAGCACCACCACCACCAGAGTTATTATGTCCAGCACCACCGCCACCAGCAACGACTAGAACATCGAGTGTTGATACACCAGTAGGAACAGTAAATGTTCCAGAACCAGTTGAAGTGTAAGATGTTACTGTAGGTGCCTTTTGAAGGATAGAATATTGTCTGGTTGTAGTATTTGTTCCATCAGTTACACTTAATGTAAATGTAGATGTAGTATCAGAACCGACAGCACTGGTTGAACCAGTGATTGTTCCTGTGGATGAACTAATAGAAAGTCCAGAAGGTAGAGAACCTACTGAAACAGAATAAGTTAATGAATCTCCATCAGCGTCTGTTGCACCAGTAGTGATTGAAAGTGAACTTCTTGCACTGTCATAAATGGTTGCAAGAGTTCCAGCAGAAACAGTCCATGCTGGACTCACATTAACTGATAACGAGTCATCTAATGATGCAGACAAACCAGATGCAGCAATCACTTTAATATCGTAATCTTCTTGTGCATCAACAAAATCTGTTCCATCAAATGTGGCAGTAATTTGTGTCGTTGAGTCTACTACTATAGTTGTAGCAGTAATCTCAGATGCATCTTGTCCAATTGCTTTTGCTGTAGCACCAGATGAAAAGTTAGTTCCTGTAATTACAATATCAACAGAAGAATTTGTATCAGAAATATTTGAAGGACTGATAGAAGATACTGTAGGTGGAGCATCAATTGCTTTCCACTGAGTTCCATCATAATACTCCATTAAGGAAATTGTAGAATTGAATCTTAAATCACCAGCCTGTGCAGATGCTCGTTGTGCCGTAGTACCTATAGGCATTCTGGCACCTTCTGTGCCTGGGATTTCTAAGTTACTACCAAGAGCACCAGTATTAATTTTATCAATTGCCATAGTTATCTATCCTTAATGTAAGTCTGTCCAAGCAGTACCATTGTACACTTGTGCTTTATTCGTTGCAGTTAAGTAAATCATCATACCAGCAGCAGGAGAAGATATTGCACTATCTCTTGCAGTTGTTGTTGCATGTACTGCTAATTGAACATGATTAGATGCAGTGAATGATGCACCAGCGATTTCACCTGTACCAGTAATAGTTGGTGATGTCAAAGTCTTGTTAGTAAGTGTATCAGTAGATACTAGACTTACCAATGTAGAACTTGCACCAGCAGGAAGTAACATTGTATTCGTTACGTTTCCACTATGTGGTTGAGGTTTAATTGTTTGTCCATGTGAGTTTGCATGACAGTTAAGTTTAATCTGTCCTTCAACTGATGAACCGTCACCCTTAACTTCTACAATCTGTGTTGCAGAGTTTAATGAAAGATTACCAGATGCAGTTGTCACATCACCACCAACGATTGGTGCAGTTAATGTTTTGCCTGAAAGTGTTTGTGTTGCAGTTGCAAGAACGATACTTGCAGTGTCACTCAAGTCTGTACTTGCAATTGTAATGTTTGCAGAACCATCAAATGATTGTCCAGCAATTGTTCTTGCAGTTTCAAGAGTAGTTGCTGTATCAGCGTTACCTGTAACATCACCAGTAATATTTCCTGTGAATGTCCCAGCGATTGCGCCTGTACCTGTGATGGTAGGACTTGTTAATGTTTTGTTTGTAAGTGTTTGTGTCGCAGTGTTGAGAGTAACAGTATCAGCAGTAAGTGTAGAGCCATCGCCCAGTTTCGTGTAGA